TTTCTTTCTACTTCAGAAAGCTTGAATAGCAAATCCTTGAATGCATCAAAGTCATTCAAGGATAAATTGCGGTGAGTCTTATTATCAAATATAGAGTTAAAAAGTGTTGCGGAAATAGCCATGATTAGATTTATGCTCCGGGGCTTCCCATCCTCTTGGCTTTACTAAGTCAGGTAAACCTAATGGATTTGGTCTACTTTCTTTTACGCCAACTTCTTTTTTCATATTTGCTTTTTGAACCTGATCCCATGCTTTATCAGCATCAACTCCAAAAGCATCAAGTGTACCAATTGCAACAACGCAGATATCAATTAAGCCATCAACAATTTCTTCAGGATCTGCTTCATCGGTTGCCTTTATAGTTTCTTGCAATTCTTCATTAATAAAACCAAGCCTGAATTCTAGAAATTTTCTAAGAGCTTCTTTATCTTTGTTAACAAGTTTATTTGCAACCCATTGGTGCACACCATACTTACGATGCATGGTGTTAATATCATTTACCCATTTACTAGCCATATTTTCTCCAAATAAGATATATTATACAACATATTTAAGTTTTTGTACACCATCACGCAAAGAAAGATTCAAGTGTATTTACCTCTTCAGGGGTCCAACCAATAGCATCTAGTATTGGCGTAATTACATCAAGAAAAGTTTTTTCAAATTGCTTGTCGTAATCAACATATCTATTTAACCCAAGCTCAGTTGGTAAAAATGTTGGAAAAGCAATTACGTTTTCTCGTATAGGGTTAGGTAACTTAAGATAGCAAAACTTAATTTTTTCGCCGTTTTGAATTTTTTCAAATCTTTTTTCAAGTGCTTTATCTTTTAGTTGTTGGTTATATAATATAGCACCACGTACATGAATTGGCGTACCTTTCTTATAAGTGGTTTGCCTATCACTCCATTTTGTAACATCATTTACGCCACGTGGAAATGATATGTCTTCTGGAGGGAGAGTAGTAAAGTGACTTTTGAAAGCTTGAATAGCTTTTTGTGTATTTGATTCAGAACCTGAAACAATAACTTTGAATAATTCTTTTAGAGCAGTACGACAAGCTGAGGGCGTACTTGACTTAATTGCTTCAATACCCATAATCTTAAGTTTTGGTTCAGCATAACGAACACCTTCATTATCATGCACGTTCAAGATATAGCGTTTCTTTGCTGTCCATATACCACGATCGGCAATTACTTCACGAGCCATCACCATTCGATTTTCATATGAATTTAGTTTTGTCGATAAAGATTCATATGCTCTATTGAATACGGGTTCGAAGTGCTCAGAACATATCTGATCAAGAAACTTAATGGGATCATTCGGATTAAACTTATCAACCAAGGGTCCGAAATTAACATACAAAGAATCAGTATCGATAGCAATAACATAGTCTTTATCTCCAGTTTCTAATATTTTATTCATTGTCTGGTTAAGAGCTTTTTCTGCCCAGCGAATCGCAAGCTGGCCAGATAAGGTAATACCTTCAGCAACACGTATATCAAAATATCGAAAGTAAGCATTACCAATTGCGCCATAAAGAGAATTCAATAGAATTTTGATTGCCATTTGTCTATTTTCAAGTTGATTGATTTGGCGATCAAGTTTTGGTGAAGGATTCTTTTCGTACTCTTGTTTTGCTTCAAGCATTTCTTTTTTGACTTGCTTTCGTTCGTCGTAATATTTGATAATGATTGATGGTAATACACCTTGTTGATCTTTACGATAACAAGAACCATTAGCAGCAATAGCGTAATCACCAGTTATATTATTAGTACTATTCAAATAATGATCGACGCCGGATGTATGAACTGCATCAACAAGAGTTTCTGGCGACATATTGTTTTGAACGATAATATTTGGATAAAGAGAGTTTAGGTCGAAAGACACAACCCAATTATGCAAACCAACGTGTGGTTCTTTTACATAACCACCAGGATATGATGCTTTAAATTTATCTTCATTTGGTGGTGGAACTACATTCTTACGATTCAGTTCACGATAAATAATTGAATCCCATATTGCAGTGGTTCCAAACGTATCACCATAATTCACGCCACCCTTATATGCTATAGTCATAGCAAGAACTACAAGACCCATCTTTTCTTCAATGCGTTCTACAATTTCAACGTCTTTAATATTATAATCAATAAATTTTTGATGATCGTGTTTGTAAAGATTATGAAGTGCGCCGTATTCAGAATAATCGAGTTTGTTTTCACCAAGTACAACGTGGGCAATGTGATCCAGTTTATAAGATTCTTGTGCACCATACGAATATCCAAACTTTTGAAATAAGTCTAGATAATCCATTTGTTGAATACCATATATTTCATAGGTATCAAGTTGCTTACCTTTTACAGCGATTTGTCGATAGTTAATCATACCCCAAGGAGAAAGTTTTTTAGAAGTATCTTCGCCAAATACGCGATTGATTCTGTTAACGATATATGGTATATCAAATAAACGAGAGTTCCAACCAGTCACAATATCTGGTGTGTTTTCTTCTTTGGACCACCAACTAATAAAAGAAGTAATAAGTTCTTTTTCATCTTTGCAATGAATATACTTTATAGTATGTTTATCAGCAAATAAGCTTTTGTCAACGTCAAAGTCACCTAGACCCCAAACGTAGAAAACTTTATCGATGTTATTTCTAATTGTAATAGAAATGATTGGTTGTGCCGCTTCTTCTGGAAACGGAAAACCATCGTCCGATGCAACCTCAATATCGATAGTTGCAACGTTGACAAAATTGGGATTGAATTCTATTTCATTCGGAAACATATCCGTAATGCATTGATGGATATAGTTTGTAGTACCATATATCTTAAAGTCTTGAACATCTTTATAGAGATCGCAAAATTCTCTAGCATCCTTCATAGAAGGAAAGTTCATAGGCGCAAGATTAGTTCCATCAATACTTTGCCAACCTTCTTGTTTATTGGTTGGCACATAAAGAGTTGGATTAAATTTTATTTTTTTGACGATACGACGACCAGATTCATTATAACCACGATAAAGAATCTGATTGCCATACCTATTTAGACAAGTGTAAAAGCTCAAAGTAAATCTCCATAACTAATAATACTATTATATCACAATAAGAGATTATTGTACATCACAGAATGAGCTTCTTTTCAGGTGGTAAGTCGATTGTACTATTGATTTTACGATACTGTTCTTCCAAGCCTGATACAGCTTGAGTTACAAACGCAATAACATTTTCATTCAATATAGTTTCTTTTTCTTGCATAACAGTATAAGGCATCCAAACCATAATCCCTACACCATTTTCTGTAGGAACAATAAGCCCAGGTTTGTCTATCTTATAACCGCTTTTTACTTTTTCGGCGAATGCTATAACTTCTTCGCCAGTGGTGAGTCGAATAACTTGCACTTTATCCATTGTATTTGGTCTCAATTTCATAATTAATATAAAAGCCGGCGCCGAAACGCCGGCTCACTGTAAGCTATTCTTCTCCTTCAATTAAAAGTTGAGGTGAGTTAATAGCAATTTTGCGAGGCTTAAGTTCATCTGGTATTTTATGCTCTAAAGAGATTGATAAGATACCATTATTTAACTCAGCTCCAGTTACCTCAATGTGATCTGCAAGATTGAATGTTTTCACAAAACGTTTTTGTGATATTCCTTTGTAGATATATTGAGGATCTGTTCCGTCACTGCTCTTGCCATTACCTTTTACAGTAAGGACATTCTTTTTCCATTCAATATCGAAATCATCCATTGTAAAACCAGCAACGGCTAATTCAATACTATATTGATCGTCTGATAATTTTACAAGATTATGCGGTGGGTAAGAACTTGTAGACCTATCCACTGATGCTTCCAATTGATTGAATAATGCGTCAAATCCAACGAGAGACGGGTGTGAACGAAACATATTTAAGTGTGTCATAAAGACCTCCTAATTTTATAGCAAGGTAAAAATATGAGGCCGGACCATTCCGCACCTCATTATTATATATACAACTTAATGAATATTGCCGATATTATATTTCGGACAAAGTTCCCAGTTGCCTTTATCTTGATGTGAGATTACTTTAATTTGTCTTAATGGTGCAGTGTCTAATTGACCACCAGAAACAATACTAATTAATCCCCAATCAGATAACAATGTTGCAATGGTATTACGCCTTTGCACATCATTCGCTGTTAGATTCGAAGGTTTTGAGTCTAACAGGAATAATTCTTTAAAATGCACTATAAAGTATCTACCTTGCTTATGCAAGATATGACATGATTGATAGAGCTTTCTATCTTTACGGGATGCAACGCCTATACGCGTTAGAGTTTCTCTGACTTTTAGAAAATCGTCTGGCTCGTTAAGAGAGATTTCCAACATGGATGCCGGAGTCCATTCGACGATGTCATTATTATTATTTTCCACCTTTGTATAACCTCACCTTCAATTCATTGAGTTGGTCATCTGATAATAGCGAAAGAACATGGCGGGCTTTTTCATTACTGTAACCATAATATTCTTTCACTACATCCAGCGCAGCTGGATCAGACTTCTTCAACCACTTGGAAAAACGCTTCCTCGGTCTAATACTATTTATAAGAAAGTCAAATTGAAGCCGGCTGTCAAGATGATGGTTGAGGTTCATTTCATTAGCAAACAGTATAGTGTCGTAAAAATAAGACAAACTACGGTTTACCATAAATGCGTTGTATTCTTTTTCTGCTATATCATCAACCATGATATTCTTTTTGGAAGAGTTAATAGCAGTAACATATTCAAATGGGTTCATCACTTAAATTCCAAGTTAGCCATTAGCTCAGTCATACAAGCAACGACATTGAGTTCGTGGTCAGCGACAAACGCGTTTTTGTATTGGTAATCAGCCAGAATAAGAACGCATTGTGGAATTGATTTTGGTTGAACGTATTCATTTACATTATCATAAATCTTACGGAAAATCGCAGCAGGTTCCGTGTCAATATTATCAACAACCCATTTACGCATTGCTTTGAAATCTTTTTCTTTTAGATATTTAACAAGTGCTTTAATGTTATCTTCGGTTAGATTTACTAGAATACCAGCGTCGATTTTACCGGTAATACCATAACGTTGACATTCATTGATGACACGTCGATAATCTGGAAAGTGTTTTTCAATAAGAGCAATAATTGCTTTTTTATCGTATTGAACTTTTTCAGCGTCTAAGATTTCGCAAATACGATTAAAAATGCCATTAGCCATAAGAGGCTTTTGATTATTTGGAATTGCAAATTCGTAGACTGAACAACGAGAATGAAGTGGTTCAATAATACGGTTTTTGAAGTTGCAGGTAAGAATAAATCTGCAATTGTTTGAGAATTCTTCGATAAAACCGCGGAGTGCTGGTTGTGTTGATTGTGGGTTTAAGTAATCAGCCTCATCGAGGATAACGACTTTATAGCCACCTTGTAATGAAACAGTTGAAGCAAAGTGTTTGATCTTATTTCGAAGAGTATCAATGTTACCTTCTTCAGATCCGTTGATTACAATAAAGTCAAGTTCAAGTTCATTACACAATGCTTTTGCAACTGTAGTTTTACCAACACCGGGAGTGCCAGTAAAAAGCATGTTTGGTAATTCACCAGTACTAATGATTTGTTCAAATACTTCCTTTAGTCCTTCAGGAAGGATAGTATCTTTAACTAGTCTCGGGCGATATTTTTCAACCCACAAAAATTCAGACATTCATATAACTCCATAATAAAAATAATATTATACCACATAATCACGATATTGTAAATATACTACTTTACGACATCAGGGTTGTAATCACTCATAACCAATCTCATCTACTTTTTTGTTAAGAAGTTCTAGTGCGTTCTGGAGACTGTAGATCAACATATCAACATCTTTCCTATGCCGTTCAGCAATCTTACCACCTACTGTATAGTAACTCACATTACGCTCAATAATATCTTCCCAAGGCTCTATAACATCTACTTGGGCCATATCGGTATCGCCAATGTATACAAACTGCTGTATACCCTCAGGTGCAATGTCGGCTGAAGCATCTACTTTCAATTTAATATCAGTCATCATCAGATCCTTTTATAAAAGCCAAGATTATAATATTGGTGCCTCGAGCCGGAATCGAACCAGCACGCTCGTAATGAGCGACAGATTTTAAGTCTGTTGTGTCTACCAATTTCACCACCGAGGCATATCCATTAAGGATTAGAAGAAGTTAGATTCACAACAGATTCATAAAGCTCTTCAACTTCTTCTTGTTCTTGAGAAACAACAGCAAAGTTTTGCCTATGATACATATTAGCAATCTTTTGCAAATATTTCTTTTCAACATTGGTATTATCAGCCAAATCAGAAATAATGTTTTTCTGCAAATCTCTTTCAGCTTCGGCACGGGTAGCAGAATTAGAATATTCTACCAATGCATTCATAATTGTTTTTCTTTCTTCAGGGTTATTCACTATCATTTGTATCACTTGCTCCATCTTCACTTTGTTCAGCACTAGCTTTCTCATCTTGTGCTTGTTTAATAAATCTTGCGAAACGATCATATACACCACCAACTAAGGAAAGTTCATGTGCTTTGAAAGCACCACGGTCTGTTGCAGTATTAATAATACGCAACACGTTAATAAGATCATCTAATGACAAACCTTCTTCATCATTTGTCTGATCAACGTTTTGTTCTTCAGCCATATTATTCTCCAAAAGTAGATTTCTTTTCAAGAGCTACCCAATATTCAACTGGGTTATTTACCGCTTTGAAATTTGAAAGAAGTTTAGAGGAAATAGATACATTGTAATCATCATTGACAAACTTAAAGTTTGCGATATTGAATACAAAATTGCAAGTAACTCCAGCCGCTGAGCAATTTTGAATATCCACTTCATATGAATTTGAAGTAGCATCTTCAGTATCAGTAACAATTAACTTTGGTGTTGTGTTTGGTGCAGTTTGTACTACAACATCAGTAACACCAAGAGCAGCTGAAGCTTTTCGGATATTAGCCATGTCGGCCGCAGTAAGCGTAAAGGTAACTTCACACGGTGGCATGGTAATATCTTTAGAAGGCGAAGTAAGAATACTAGGATCGGCAAAGAAATACTTTACTGATTTGTTTCCTTCATTCACATTCAAAAACTTAATGTCTTGGCTAATGGTTATATCAGGATCGTCAAACATGTTGACAACACCAAGAAATTCGTTTAGATCATAAATACCAATTTGATTTGGTATTGATTCTGCAATAGTTGCTTGGCCCATAATTGTTTTTGATTCTGACATAGTCTTAATAGAATTGCCAGGATTAATAACAATGTTAGCATTAATACCAGCAAAGTTTTTAAGTGTTGTTAGCGTTTGTTCACTTAGTTTCATCATCACTATCCTCAATGTTTGTGATTACAAGAGTTGGTTCATCAAATAAATCAAGTGTTTCGTCTATACTTATAGTATCTTCATCACTAGATATATTATACATCATAACGTCATCATTGTACATAGTAGCATCCCATGATGAAGTAACTGAAATAGAATCAGAAAGATTCAAATCAGTTATAGAGATTGTATCATCACTAATATCCATTGCATCATCAAAATACTTTTCTTTATCGTGTTGATTCAATGCTAGCAAACCATAATGAAGAATTTTCATTAGATCTTTTCGATTGTGTCCCATTTTATTTCCATATCTTTGTGCGTACTTAAGTACGTTTCCTAGAAAGAATCCCATTCCATGACCACAATCCATAATAAACTCAGAAGATTGAAATGAGTTTTTAGAATAATGCTGACCATAAGTACCATCAACATATTCTTTTAACTCTTCTAGTAGAGCCGATTCGTTAAATTTATAATCAATCATAAAGTACCTTTTATTTAGATGTTTGAAATAATATCGTCAATTGAATCATTATCCAAACCATTTGATGCTATAAAATCTTCGTTATTATTATCTTCTTCTTCTAAATCAAAGGAAACCTTTGAGAACAAATCAGCAAAAGCATCTTTTGTATCATCATCAAAGCGAGCGATACAAAGCTCAATTGCTTTCTTAGAATCATTGAAGATTGAAAAGCTTTGAACAATATGGCAAAGTCGACGAGTTGAAATGATTTCATCAACACCACCATCTTCAAAAGTTTTACGAATTGTTTCAGACCACAGTGTAAGATAATCTGCTAATTTAGTATCAACACAATCAAATTTTTCCATGTGGTTCATAACAATCTTTTTCTCAATAGCTTGAGAAGGGTAAGGTTGCTCGAGAGTAATTGTAAAACGCTCAAGGAAAGCTTCATCAATAATAGTAGCAGCAATGAAGCGTCCATCGTCTGAACCCTTACCTTTTGTGTTAGCTGTTGCTATTACATTAAAGCCTTTAGCTGGGGATACAACCTCACCAGTTTTCTTAATGAGAACTGGCTTACCCTCAAGCACACCTTGTAGACACATGATCTTATTTGAACCACGATCAATTTCATCGATAAGGAGTACTGCACCTTGCTCCATAGCTTTAATAACTGGACCTTTGGAGAAAACAGTTTCACCATTAACCAAACGAAAACCACCAATCAAATCGTCTTCGTCAGTTTCAGGAGTAATCTGAACACGAACATATTCACGATTAGCTTTAGCACAAGCTTGTTCAACCATCATGGTTTTACCATTACCTGAAAGACCAGTAATGTAAACAGGATAGAACATACCAGCTTTAATAATTGAAACAACATCTTTGCAATGACCCCATTGAACAAATGTTGAATCTTTTGCTGGGACGAAAACTTCGTCATTAGTAATTGATGTAATTGCTGTCACAGTTTTTTTCTCATTAAAAGGTATCACAACAGCAGACATGTCAATGCGATACGTACCACGCTTGACTTTTTCCTGCGATGTAATGTATTTATAGGCTTGGCTTTCAGCAACACCAATTTCTTTTGCAACGGCAAGAAATTCTTTTACTCGGAATTCGCCATTTGAGCGATCAGGGTAAGATTGAGCAACTGCAGACAAAAGGGTTTTTTCAAAAGTCATAATATAAAGTCCTTATAGGATTTTCAAATAAAATTTCACTGTACTAGTATATTCTACATCATGTATCTGAGAAAGTAAACAGGTTTGTGAAAAAAAGTTTTGTTAATAATATCAATAACATAGAGCATTCTGTCATATAAGCCATTGATTTGATTACGAAAAAAAGTTTTTCCTTTATAATCAATGGCTTAGGAAATAACCTCAGCAAATTTGGAAGCCAGAATACGATTTCCCTTCTTTGAAGAAGAGTAAGCTGAAAAAGCTTTTCGTATTTGTGCTTTTGAGGCATTTGCATCAACTTCAAATTCTTCGATTTCTGTATTTATATTTTTATTTGCCGCTGGCAAAATAAAGAATCGATCATATCCACTTTTTTCTGAATTATCAATTACAGCAACTTTGTTTTTGCGAAGTTCTTTTTTGATATCTTGCAATTGATTAGTAAATTCATAATGAGGAATATATTCGTCACCGTTTGAGATAGCCAAACCATTGCCAATATCTCGAGACTTTTCAGTCAAGAAAAAGCATGTTGTTGAAACACCACTTTGACGAATCGATTTTACAATGGCAGGTGTCATATTACGAAACACAACTGTTTCAGATTTACCATTCAATTTCATAATAACTTGTCGTGGAGTTCTAAAATTATACCATGTTTTATCAACAGACAATGGTAAATTTTCAGAGTTATTTGCTGAAAGTCTCAATTCATTTCCAGCACCGTCACTTAATACAATTAGGTTTAGCTTTTGAACTGGATTCTTTTTAAGAAAATCTTCTTTGATGAAATTAAAAGCGAGTAAAGTTTCATTCAAAGGTGTTCCACCAAGAGTTTCAAGTTTACCATATCGATATGATCTAGTTGAAACTGAAAAGTAAAGATCCCAGCATATTTCTTCGTATTCAGCTTTGGTCATAGCTGAATCTAATATTTCAAATACTCTTGTTAATGAAACATCTATATCACCTGCAATTAGCTTAGATTGAGCTTCATAGCTATCTTTATAAGTTGAAAAGAAGCCATATACCTTAAATGGTATATTTACTTTTCTACAAAAGGCCGTGATAGAAAGAATTTGACAAACAACATCTTTCAAAATATCTTGCATGGAACCTGAATAATCTACAAGTAAAATTAGACCATGCGATTTAGCATCTGCAAGATTTGTAATTTTCTTAAAGATGTCATCATTGTATTTGTAGCTATGAAGTCTGTCTACATTCAATGAACCGGTTCTAGCTGTAGACGCACGAAGTGTACGATAAGCAGCTTTACGCATTTCAAATTCTTTGGCCATAAGACCAATTGAGCGCTTAGTATCATCTTGGAATTTATTGTATTCATCCAAAATTCTTTGGAGACCTTCTTCTTGATAAGATGGATCCCAATAATTTTCTTTATATCGTTGAATAGCTTGTTTACGATCAGCTTTTACATCATTAGCTGTTGAAATCATTGAATCAAATTGTGAACGTGTCATTGGTCTAATATAGATTTTGTCTCCACCTCTATCATCCAATAGCTCATTCATTTTTTCTTCAGCAGCTCTAAAGGAATTATCAGTTTCAGCTTCTAGGTCAGAGTCTGAACCAGCTTCATCTGCTGATTGCGTTTCAGTTTCTTCAGTTTGAGTTTCTTCTGGTTCAGCGACACCTTCGCCAGTATCAACTCCATCATCATCTTCTTCATCTGTATCTTCGTCATCAGAAGAATTTGAAAAATCAGAGTCTCCATCAGACTTTTCTGGTTCGCTTTCATTAAAAGATTCTTGTTCAATAGAACGCGCGTCCATAAGCTGTTCTTGACTTTCTTCTCCTTCACCATCGCTAGGGAAACTCATTTCATCGTCTTGATCTTCTTTCTTTTCTTCTTCTTGACGCATGAATTCATAAATGGCTTTTGAAACATTAACAACATCATCCCACGTTTCAGTGGAATTAGTCATTTCAAAAAACTTTCTTTCTTCAGGAGAAAATTGAATATCAATAAGATCTCGTAGCTTTGACTTAAGATTGATTTTATCGATAAGAGAAACTTCATTCACATCAACACCACGATCAATGATGCCAAAGAAATCTTGATCAAACAAAGCTTTATAACCACGTTTGAAACAAGAGACAAGCCCAGGATATTTGTTTTGAATAAATCGTTCGATGCGATTATCTTCAATCACATTCAAAAATGAACGAGGGACTTGAAATTCTATTGGAGAATCATGCCACCCTTCAACAGGTGTATAAAGGGCATGGCCAACTTCGTGACCAGTAAATAGATCAATGACGTCTTTGTTGTCTGAATTTGTGAATGGCATTCCTAGACGACGATTTTCGACATCAAACCAAGCAGTCTTAAAATTGCCATATATGACCTCGATATTCTCGGTGGCCATTAATTTGGCTAGCATTGATTTTGAATTTGACATGTATTCCTCCAATTGATAGTACTATTCTACTACATCTATCTGAGAAAGTAAACAGGCTGGCCGAAAAAAGTTTTTTCAATCAAATCAATAACTTACAGAAACTTAATTAATAAGCCATTGATTTGATTGAAAAAAATAAATTGTAACAAAGTGTTACGAGCAAAAACGTAATAGTATCAATAACTTAGTCGCCAGATACATCCATTTTAGAGAAATTGTGCTCTTTTTTGAAGGTTATTTTACTTCTGAACTTGCCATCTAATAGGTCACCTTTATGAGATATCACAAAAACATTGGTATTCGAATCAAGAGTTTGTAATATCTTATTCAGGTTTTCAACTCCATCATGGTCTAGAGAAGAATCAAATGTTTCGTCTAAGACCAGTAAATTGGTTGAAGTTGAATTTTTCATTTTTGCAATTTGTCTCCATGTAAAAAGTAGAGCTAAATCTATTCTTTGCTTTTCACCTTCAGAAAAAGATGCATAATTAAAAGAATCTCTATGTCTGGATTTTATAGTCTCATTGAAACTTTCATCAAGGTTAAATGAAACAAAAAAGTCTAGTACCTGTAAGTATTTATTAATTAGTGTATTCATAACAGGTAAATATTGTTTTACAACTTTTGTCTTAATTCCAGTATCTTTTAGCATTTCTGCTGCTACGTTATAATGCAACCTTTCGCCTGTTATAGTATTTTTTTGTTCAGTGAAAATATTTTTACTATCAATTAATTCTTGATATTCTTGATTAGCATTTTGCAAATCTCCACCGGCAGTATTAAGATTTTCAATTTCTTCTACTAAAGAACTTATCTGTGATTGTAATAGAGCAATTGAATTAGTATTATTAGATATTAATGTAGATTTTTCTCTAACAGATTCTGTAACTGTATTTAACTGTTCAATTTTTTCTTGTACTTCAGTTGCTTGAGTGGTTGCTTGGTTAATTGCTTCGTTTAATTCTTTAGCTTTAGTTTTTGCTTCAGTTAGTTTTTGGTTTCGTAAATCTTCATTTATTGTCTGTGAACACGTTGGGCAATCATCGTTTTCTTCATAAAACTTAGCATCTTTTACTACACTCTTAATTTGTGTTTCAAACTGTGCTTTATAGT